ATTTCATGGTGATTGATGAATTGCACGAGTGGATCTAGGGTGGAGGCGAACTTCCAATGAGTAAAAAATACGGTACAGTAAATGTCCAAGAGATAGCTCTTGCGGCCGCCACCGAAGCCTTGAAGCTCCAAAAGAATGACGAACGGATGAGGATTCGGAAAAACAGATTCCATAACACGGAATTACTCTTAAAGAATTACCTTGGATTGGTCGAGCATTTTTCAAACTCGATAGATAAGGCCTCAGATATCATGAATATTGATGACCTTGTGGATATTGATATGGATGATCTTGTCATCCAGTCAATTAGGCGTAGCAGGATGCGAACCATAGTAATGATTAGCCATATGGAAACTTGCTTAGAGGCACTTAAGATAAAAATGATCATCAAGGGCCAGCCTGAGAGGTATGAGGTTATTAGGAAACTTTATGTAGAGCCAAATAAAAACGCGATGCAATGGTCGGATAGGTTGCAGATTGTAGCGACTGAAATCAATTGCGGAGAATCTTCAGTGCGGAGATGGCGCAATGAAATGATTGAAGAATTGAGCGTTTTACTTTATGGCGTGGATGGCCTGAAGTTAGAAATTTAGTGGTTTTGTTGCCGTGGAAGAAACGTGAAAGAAACGTGAAATTTACATGAAATATTTGCCGTGCTATAATCATAGTATCAAAATTTATGAACTGAGAACACGCAAAAAGCGCTCCAACACGGAGCGCTTTTTCTACGTCTATAAGGCGGTGATTGCATCGTGGCTAAGAGAACGAGGATTGAGCCAACCCTTTTTCAATGTCCTATTTGTAAAAAGAAATACTTTTCTTATCTAAAAAGAATGTGGTGTCCGGAGTGTACAAAGGATAATGAGGAGAGCGTTTGATGCGTCACGATGGATTTGAGCGCAGGCATGGGAGCGTTCGGCAGACGAGGCGGGGGTAAGCCGTGGATGAAAGATTAATATGCAGTAAATGCGCCATAGGTTGCGGTGATTCATGCGCGGCATTGAAAGAACTCCTGAAACTATACAGAGAGCTAAAAGCAGAAGAAAAGACAGAAATAATAAAAGACCTCCGAAGAGAATTAAGCCTAGTCGACTACGAAGTAGCAGACGACCTTAGGGAACTCGGAGAAAAGATAATAAGCGCAATGCCAGAGCTGAGCATCATTCGAGATTATGATGCAAAGATCGGCTATGTCAGAAGCTTTGAAGCAAAGCGAGACAAAGGTAGATCAATTAATGCAGACTGCAGGAAGATAAACGGGACATATACCGCTTACCTTCCTTTTGATTTCGTCATCACTTTCTACGAACCCAATGTTTATCACATGAGCGAGAACCAGAAGAAGATCTTAATGTTGCATGAGTTAAGGCATATTGGTATCGGTGAAAGAGGGTTTAGAATTGAAAATCACGATGTAGAAGATTTCAGGGACATCCTAGACAGATTCGGCATAGAGTGGAACGGATTTGACCAGGAGGTTCCAGACATCCTAGCAGAAGTAAAAGCGGGTGGTGATGGTGGCAAAAGAACCAAGCGAGAAGGTAAGAAAAAGTAATGAATGGGCACCTCACGCCAAACAGATTAAGATGTCAGAGTTGTTGCTTAATCCTGAGGATAGACGGACAAAACAGGAGAAATGCAAAGAGGTCGGCATTACCACTAAGACGCTTTGGAAATGGATGAAAGATAAGCGGTATGTCGATTACGTTAATTCGCAAATCGATCAATACACAAACGGTGAATTGGCTGAAGTGTGGAAAGCCCTGATCAATCAATGCAAGCGTGGAAACATACAGGCAATAAAACTATTCTTCGAGATGAAAGAGCTTCATCCGGATACAAAGGCATGGTGATAATGTGGCCAGACACGCAATACTTCAATCGTTCTATGCGGGCGATCCTTGGATAAACCTCAGGCTTAACCTGATCGCTGAACGCGGGCCTTACTGCCAGATATGCGGAAAGCTAATAGCTATTGCGCGTGAGATCATAGGGCACCATAAGTTTGAACTAACGCCTGAGAATGTACACGATGCCATGATATCTCTTAATCCGGACAATATTCTGTTGGTAGACTTTGATTGTCATAACGTCGCGCATAAGCGCTTTGGGTATCAATCGACTGGTAGATCAGTCTATATCGTGTACGGTCCACCGATGGCAGGGAAGCAAGACTTAGTGCAACAACGTGTGCAACGAGGGGATATCGTCGTTGATATGGATAGGCTGTATCAGGCTGTGTCTATGTTGCCGAGCTACGATAAGCCGGATAGCTTATTGGGTAATGTCAGGGGGATTCATGGTCTATTGCTGGATAACATCAAGACCAGGTATGGTAAGTGGAACAATGCTTGGATCATTGGTGGGTATGCTGATAGGTACAAGAGGGAGAAGGTAGCGGGGGAGCTTGGTGCCGAGCTGGTCTTCTGTGATGTCAGTAAAGAGGAATGCCTGAGGAGATTAGAGTTGGATGAGGATATAAGGTACAGGAAGGATGAGTGGCGTGGGTACATTGAGAAATGGTTTGAAAGATATACAGCATAACATGTCGAAACATAGCTAGATGCACCGAGTAACGATTCATTCTTGTCATTGCTATTTTCTATGGTCAAATCTTACAAAATGATATTAATTGAGCGAAAGACCACTCCCCCCACCCTTTCAAGGGTAATACAAGGAGAATAACCGATTGTTAAACTTTTCTTGCACACATGCCATAAATTTTGAAAATGGCTGGAGGTATTCAGTTTTATGTCGAAAAGCGCCGAGTACAAAAAAGAACTTGCGAAGTTGACTGAAATATTCGCCGAAGTCGAGCCGTCCAGGATGAAACTCGTTGAAGGGCTTATTGAAGATGCGGCATTTCTCAAGGCTGAAAACTTCATCCTGAAACAGCAGATTACCGAGACTGGCATGGTTAAGATCCACCCACAGCATCCGGAGATACAGAAACCAATCGAGACGGCAAAGCAATACCTAAAGAATATAAACTCCTATGCCGTGGTCATAAAGACACTGAATGGTGTGCTGATGAAGAACATTATTGAGGAGGACGACGATTTGGATGAGTTCAAGTAAAGGGGATTCAAGGGGCGAAGTATTTAACGTGCTCAGTGACACCGTTGACGGTACCCATTCATGGCTCCTCGAATACACCCACAAGTGTAAAAGCGGAGAAATAGTAATTGGGCACGAGCTAATGGAAATGCTGGACATACTACTTGGCCACTTCGATGATCCGGAGATCAAATTCGAACTTGAGGATGCACACAAGCGAATCAAGTTCATCGAAACCAAGTGTAAACACTTCGAGGCTCCGTTTGCGGGGAAACCTTTTATACTCATGCTCTTCCAAAAGGCATTCATCGAGGCAATATATGCCTTTAAAATTTTCGATGAAGAGATAGGCCGGTTCATCCGCCTTTACCAAGATGTATTATTCCTAGTCGCCAGAAAAAATGGAAAAACTCCACTTATCTCAGCACTTTGTCTTGCTGAGTTTTTTTGTGGGGAAATGGGTACCAGAATATTATGCTCGAGCAATGATTATGAACAGGCAGACTTGATGTTTCAGGCAATTAATTCGATGAGAGAAGAAAGCAAAACTCTCTCGAATGTAACCAGAAGTAACATCAAAGGAATTTTCTTTGGCAATCCTAAAAAGCCGAAAAAGACAGGGAAGTTCAGCTATAAAAACAAAGGGCAGATCAAGAAGATATCTGCAAAGACAGGCGCTAAAGAGGGAAAAAATATTAAGGTAGGTGCCGTAGATGAAGTTCACGAGTTAAAAGACAATACTTCGACAATGCCAATTAGGCAAGCGGTATCAACGCAGGACGATCCGCTATACTACGAACTCACAACAGAAGGCGTCGTAAATGATGGATATCTCGACGAACGATTGAAAGAAGCCCGCCAAGTCCTCGCGGGAGAACTCGAAAGACCTCGTTGGTTGATATGGCTTTACACTCAGGACAGCGAGACAGAAGTTTGGCAAGGAGAAGAGTCCTGGCCCAAGAGTAACCCAGGAGGCGGGGTAATCAAGAAGTGGAGCTTCCTCCGCAAGATGATTGCCGAAGCTCAGAACAGCAAAAAAATGCGCGTCTTTGTTTTGTCGAAGGATTTCAACCTAAAGCAGAACAACGCAACAGCTTGGTTAACCCCTGATGATATTAACAATCCTGAATCATTCGATGTCGAAGACTTTAGAAACTGTTTTGCGATCGGGGCTGTGGACTTATCTAAGACTGGCGACTTGGCGAGTGCAAGAGCTTTGCTTATGAAGCCTGGTAGCAGTAAAAAATACATGCTTCAGAAATATTTTATTCCTCAGTCAAAGCTGGAAAATATGTCAAAGGCTGAACGAAAGAAATATGAGCAATGGGTAAGAGAAGATCGGGTTGTGGTAACGGATGGAAATGAAAACGATTTCAGGCACGTTACAGCATGGTTCGTGAAACTCTATAAGGAATATGGGATACGGTTTTTCAAGATCGGCTATGACAAATGGTCTGCAGTTTACTGGGTCAAGGAAATGGAAGATACCTACGGATTTGATTGCCAACGCGTATCTCAAGAGTTTGGAAGTATGTCTCAACCAATGAGTCTCGTCGAGACAGATCTGAAAAGCAAACTTATAAACTACAACGATGACCCAATCGATAAGATGTGCCTTGAGAATACGGCCATGGATATGAATTCAAAGGCAGATATCAGACCGGTAAAGGTCCAGGGTAAAGACGATAACAAGATTGACGGGGCAGTGACCATGATAATCATTTACAGGATTTACATTGACAACAGAACTGAGTTTCTCGAGATGGTCAAGAGGACAGCCGCATAATTAAAAGCTGAATGGTGGTGATAAACTAGTGGCCTTTGCAGATTTTATCAAAAACATGTTCGCCTCGAAAGAGGCCAGACGACAAATGCAGTACGCAAAATTCCTTGATGGCAATCTCGCCGTCTTCTCGCAGTTTGGCCAAAACATATACGCCTCCGATGTGGTTCAAAACTGCATCGATGTGATCGCGACTGAAATAAGCAAGCTCATGCCTCGGCATATTCGGACAGATAAAAATGGAATGCAAACAACAGTCAATAGCAGCCTAAATAGGCTGTTTAAATTTGCCCCAAATGAGCTGATGACGACAAAGGATTTCCTCGAAAAGATAATCTGGCTGTTGGAACTGAATTGCAATGCTTTTATTTATCCCGTCTACGAGACTCTAACAGACACCCAAGGTAAGCAGTATATAAACTACACCGCGTTCTATCCATTGGATCCGCGGCGCGTCGATTTTGTCCAGGACTCAACTGGGAAGTTATTCGTTGACCTGCATTTTGAGAGTGGCGATAACTTCGTGCTGGCCTACTCAGACGTCATCCACCTGAGGAAGAAGTTCGGGGTCAACTCTATAATGGGCGGTGGGAGAAATGGCCAACCGGACAATGCGGCGCTGCTCAAGGTCCTTGAAATCAACGACACAGTTTTACAGGGGATAGGCAAAGCGATCAAAACTAGCCTAACAGTCCGTGGGATCTACAAGATTGCCACTATGCTTGATGACGAAAAGCAGCAAGCAGAGAGAGATAAGTTTGAGGCTAAGATTGCAAGTGGAGAAACTGGCATTATCCCATTAGACTTAAAGGGTGAATACGTTCCGATCACATCGGACCCTAAGCTTATCGATAAGGACACGATGGTATTTCTGCGAGATAAGGTCTTGGACTATATGGGGGTATCATACCCGATCATAAGCGGAGACTTTACAGACGAGCAATACCAGGCATTCTATGAGAAGACACTCGAGCCAATTCTTATCGGTCTTTGCCAAGCATTTTCAAAGACTCTCTTCACACCGCGCGAGATCGACGTGGGGAACGAGATGATCTTTTACCAGCGCGACATGATGTACTTAAGCACAAAGTCAAAGCTTGAGTTACTTAAAACAACCGGCGAACAAGGGCTGCTGTCAGACAATCAAAAGCTGGCGTTGCTGGGATATCCGCCAATTAATGGTGGGGAACGGATAACGCAGAGCTTGAATTACATTGATAAGGCGTTAATTTCGGCGTATCAAATGCAGTCGAAGGCAACACCAACAAGCAAAGGGGATGTGAGCACAAATGGGTAAGAGAAATACTTTACCACTGAAGAAGGACCCAGTTATTCGGAGTTTCGGAATAGCAGATTTAAGAGCGGTCGCGCCCGACGCTGGTAACAACTACATTGAAGGCCATCCAGCCATTTACGATCAAATAACAAACATCGGGGGATGGTTTAACGAGGTCATTGAGCGAGGGGCATTCGATTCAACGAACTTCGATGACGTCCTATTCTCAATCAATCATGACCTGCAAAAGATACCACTGGCCCGCAGCCGTAGAAACAACGGAAGTTCAACTATGACACTTTCTCTTGACGATAGGGGCGTTTATATCAGGGCAAACCTAGACACCGAGAATAACTCCGAAGCAAAGAGCCTATACAGCGCGGTCGGACGTGGTGACATCGATGGGATGTCATTTATTTTTTATGTGGAAGAGGAACGTTGGGATGGGCTAGATACTGACATGCCCACGCGCCACATCCTCAAGATCGCCACAGTGCGAGAAGTTTCAGCTGTAAATTTTCCCTACTATGCAGGGACTGACATAAATGCTCGTGACCAGAATGCGCTGAATTGCCGCTGAATACAAAGTATCTAAACG